TAAAAAAGTCACGTCAAAAGTCAATTGACAAAATCAATAAAAAACTACAAGAACAAGCAGATAGTTCAAAGGGTTTCGCGGAAGACACTCGTATGTGGAAAGCGGAACTTGATAAATCTGGTAATGGATATGCTGTTACCCGGTTTCTCCCAGCACCAACAGGAGAAGATCTGCCGTGGGCAAAAACTTGGAATCATGGATTTCAAGGTGTTGGTGGATGGTACATTGAGGAATGTCCAACTACTATTGGAAAAAAGTGTCCAGTATGTGAATATAATTCCTCACTTTGGAATTCTGGAATTGAGGCAAATAAGGAAATCGCTCGCAAACAAAAGCGGCGTCTTGTTTATATGTCAAATATTTTAGTTCTCAAAGATCCCGCCAATCCTCAAAATGAGGGAGAACTTAAACTTTTCAAATATGGTAAGAAGATTTTTGATAAAATCAATGATCAAATGAATCCACAATTTGAAGATGAAAATCCTATTAATCCTTTTGATCTTTGGGAAGGAGCGAACTTTCGTTTGAAGATTCGTAAGGTAGATGGATTTAATAATTTTGATAAATCTGAATTTGATTCAGTTTCACCATTGTTTGAAGGTGCGGATGAAAAACTTGAAGAACTTTGGAAGAAAGAATTTCCACTTTCTGAATTTACAGATGATAGTAGGTTTAAGGAATTTTCTGAATTGAAGTCTAGACTTGATAGAGTTCTTGGTGCACAAGGACCAGAATCAGTTGTTCCAGTAAGTGAACCCCCTTTTGATGGTGGTAAACCTATGACCACTCCACATGTAGAACCTGTTGTTGAAAGTGTTACAACAGCTGAAAATGAAAATGATGAATCATTGACGTATTTTCAGAAATTAGCTGAAGAAGCTGCATAAATTATATTAACTAGCGGGCGAAAGTCCGTTAGTTAATTAACTCACAAAACTAAGGTGGTTATTCATATTATCAGAATCATTTTTAAACCACTGGGCGAAAGTATTGGTGGTTATTGTTGGTCTATTAGTAGTATTAGATACTACTGTTGGAGAAGATGCGTCGATATTATGAGAACTAATTCCCATAGTTCCATCTGTGTATGGTTTCATACCTGACCAAATCCCGCCAGCGGAATCCGCGAAATTAGAAGCGTTTGTAAGATTACTCGTTTGAGCTATCATATTAGACTCATCAAGCATTAGCGAACCGAGATTTTGATCTTTAATGTCTTGTTTCAACAATTTTCGGACTTTATCTATCTCATGCTGTTCAAGAGCGCCCCCCCCTAAACCTTTCCGCCATTCTATATCCTTTCTTTCCTTTGCCTTAAAATACTTGATCACAGTATTTAAGCTTTCAAGTGTCATTTCTTTTGTCGCATCAGGCCCCTCTCCAAATACATCTACCAAATAATCACTACCACCAAATTTCGACATTAAAGTTCCTAGCGGCCCAGCTAAATTTCCATATTTCTCGGCTAAAGCTTTAGTCACCTGATCTTTAGTTGAATCTTCAGATAGCCCAACATCTTTCATTATATCTTGAAATATTACTTTATCATCAGGATTCATGAGTCCAAAATTCTCATCCATAAATTTATCTAAAATCATATTAATATCTTCACCTTCTTTTGCACTGCTTATATCCTTACTAAGTTGTGTCAATTTTGTACTCATCATATTACTAACTCTAATTCTTTCTCCAGCTTCTGCATATTGATTATCAAGTTCCCCTTGCCATGATTTTAATTCTTGTAATCTAGATTGAAAAATTAGTCTTTCCGTTTCTCTTATTTCTTTATTAAGTTTTAATAGTTCGAATCCTGTGACTTTTCCAGATTCTTTTCTTTTTTGCAATTGATCTAATTGTTTGTTGAGTTGAACTTGTTCAGCCTTTTCCCATTCTTTTCGTGCACTATCCCAAGTCTTTTCCCACCACGTTGTAATAAAATTTGTACCCTGAGTGAGTCTTGCTTCTCCTAAAGCTGCACCGACTCCAACAAGTGCAGTTCCCAATAAGAATCCGATTAAAGCGCCCCACGGTCCACCCACCATCAAGCCTGCTAAGCCTGTGACCGCGCCTCCGGTAATACCTAATTGAGCTGCATCAGCAAAAGATTTACCGTTTTCTGTGCCACCACCAAGAAATTTTGTTACTCTTGCTCCCCATCCACTATTTGCTCCCAAATTTTTCGCTTCTTTTGCAAAATCTAATCTAAATTGATCTACAATTTCTTTACTAAATACCAAACTTCCTATTAGACCTATAATACCAAGACCTCCCGCAAATCTCATAGCACCTAATCCAATAATTCCCAACGTTTTCAAAAGAGGGCCCAATAGAAATTTTCCTATAGAACCAAGTCCACTTAAAAGAGTACCAAAGATACCAGACGATTCTTTTTCTTCTTCACTCTTTTCTTCTTTTACTTTTTCTGGTCCTTTTTCTCTTTCTGTTTCTAATAAGTTTAATGCTTGTTTTCTAAATGTAACAGGTAAGGGAACTTTAAATAATTTTTCTAAATTACTTTGCCATACCGGAATCCGACTCCCCTCCATTCCAATTTCAGTCGCTACTCTGTCAGCTGTTCCTCCATCATTAGCAATACCACCAGCACCCTCAGAACCCCTTGTTGTTATAGACGAAGATGGATCTTGGGGAACATCCTCTTGAGAAGCTCCTCCATCTTCTCTACCACGAAAAGGATGAGTAACGGCATCATATATACCAGCTTGTAAAAATGCTGGTAATGGGGAAACTGCGGAACTTACTGCGGCGTGTGCATATCCACGTATAGTTCTTTCTAATCTTTTGGCAGTCGCGTCTTCTAAAACATCATAAAATTCTCCAATACCAGACGCTCTTCCTAATCGAAGTTCTGTTGTACCAAATTGTCCTGGTCGTCTTCCTCCAGCTGGTTTCGGTGCTTGTGCCATTAACCTCTTTCTGCTTCTCTTTGTTTAGCTTCAGTTTCTTGTTCTTGTATCCAATTTTTTAATAATTCAATATAAATTTGTCTTTCCCAAGGAATCATCTCATTTAACTCTGTTAAAGAGTATTTATGATGTTGGACTAATGCGAAATTAACCAAAAAATGAGACTCTAAAGAATCATGAGAAAGAGTTATTCTAAAAAATCCTGTAAGCCCCTAAGAATAACATTTTCTTCTCCACTACATTTTTCACAAGTATAATTTATTTCATGTTGTATTATAGGTTGAGTTCGATAAAAGTTTTGAATTTTAAGCATTTGTTGTTGATTAAATTGTTCAAAAAATTCTATTATTTCTTCTTGTGTAAAATCTTTTGTTTCATACATTTTTTCATCATCTTTAATAAATTCTATTCCTGAGGATAAAAAGTCTATAATACCTTCAGCATCTTCAGTATTTTTGATTTTACCCGCAGTTTCTATATTTGGATATTTTAGAAATATAGTAATTTTATCATTTATTTCAATTTCTTTATTATGTGATTTATCATATACCATTTCAACTTCTTTTAGATCTAATTTTATATCTGATACATGATCACATTCTACATCATTGGTATTTTTTCCATCTCTGTGTTTAAATTTTAAATTTAATTGATCTCCAACGGAATGTATTCTTAATTGTAAAAATATCCATTCTAAATCAAATAAGGGAATTGTATCAACATCAAATTCTTGTTGTGAACAATTGTTTATAATTTGTTTAATTGCAGTTATTTGTTCTTCTAAATTTTCTCCCTGCATTGCCATCATTAGTATTTTTTCTTCTTTTACTAAAAATGGTCTAAATGTAAGTTTTTTATTTTTTGAGGAAGGTTGAGTAGTGCTAAATGTTGCAATATCAATCTTAGGTAAACCCATAATATCTCCTAATTATATAATTATTATTTTAAAGGCCGAATTGATCATGACCTTGGAATCCTTGGCCTTCACCGATTCCAGCATTTCGTATTATTCTCCACCGGGAATAAGCCATCACGACTTGTAATTTTAATATATCCTGAGAACCGTAAGTTAATGCAACAGGATTAATTTGTTTGGGAAATGCTTCCATTATTTCTACATGATAATCATCTGAAATTGTAGAACCGTCAGTCACGTTACTAGATAAGTTCGACGCAAGTTTTTTTATACCAAAAGTTCCACAATAATCATTGGGATAGAGCTTCACGTTTTGCTTCATATTACCATCAAGTCCTGCATCAGTGAGGGGTATGATTACATCCATCCATGCATCAAAAAGTTTTTTAACAAACATGTCATCTGTTAATATAAAAGATAAATTAATTGTTGGATTAAAATTGTTAGAGTGAATATATGACCTAGATACACTACCTGTTCTAAATTCTACGGTCGCTAAGTTCCGCCCAGGTAAATTTGTTGCATCACACAAAAATTTAAAATCTTTTAAATTAACCCTCAATGCGGTGGCAAGATTTTCCACAAGTGCTCCTGTGCCACTTGAAAATGGACCTAAAAATAGATATTTGTTTGCCTTCGCGGGGCCTTTATGTTTGTTTATCGCTGCGATAAAATGTTCTGCTTGTTTAAATCCTGCTGGCATTATATTATCCTTTGTGAATCTTCCCAGACTTTTTCTTTTCTGGTATTAAACCGTTCTATTGGTAAAAATATTGCAAATTTTAATTGTTCAATTCCTTCTATTACCATACCATTTGCTCCTTGAACATGACTCATTAAATATCTTTTAATACATGGGCGAGTCACTTTATTTCTTTTTAATGTATTCCAATTAATTATATTTCCAAATGCAACAGCATCTAATAGTCTTGCTCTATGTTGATATGGTAAATAATGAAAATTTAATCCTATAAATCCATCAACTTCTTTACTTATGATCATTGATAGGGGAAATCTGTCATAATATGGTAAAGTTTTTTCATGTTTTGCTTTATATGAGAATAATGTTAATCTAGCTTTGGTCATTCTTCTCTTTTGTATCAAATTAGACCCTTCCATAAACTGATCAGCGGACATACTAGAGTCATCTAATTTAACATTTAAATTTCTTCTAAAATTTCTAATTTTATTTTGTAACCATTGAGCAGATTTTATATTTTCTTGTGGAATTTGTTTTCTTTTTACCACATCTTGTAATATA